CCTCCGTGCGCTGGGGCGGATGGCTGAGAAGGCCGAGTCGATGAAGAACATGGCCCTGACTGCCCAGCTACTGGAGCAGGCTGCCAAGGAGGTCGGCGATGTCTACGTCAATCGCCGCTTAGAACCCGACAAGCCCCTTGGCTCCCAGGCGGATCAGCAGCACGCCGTTGCTGAGTACACGCTGGAGCCCGACGAGAATGTCCCGACTACCCCGCACTTATGACCCGCCGGTGAAGCTGACGCCAAAGCAAGCGAATATCTACTGCTGGGGATTTCAACCGGAGGCGCGCTTCCGTGATGCGGTTTGTGGGCGTCGATTCGGCAAGACCTTCCTCGGCAAGGCTGAAATGCGTCGCGCGGCGCGGCTCGCTGCAGAGTGGGGCGTGAGCGTCGAAGACGAGATCTGGTATGGGGCGCCAACGTTCAAGCAGGCCAAGCGAGTCTTCTGGCGCCGGCTGAAGCAGGCCATCCCTGAGGCATGGCGCGCAGCCCGCCCCAACGAAACCGAGTGCTCGATTACCCTCAAGTCAGGCCACATCATGCGTGTGGTGGGCCTGGATAACTACGACAACCTGCGGGGCTCCGGCCTGTTCTTCGTCTTAGTGGACGAATGGGCAGACTGCCCGTGGGCAGCCTGGGAAGAAGTGCTCAGGCCGATGCTCTCGACCTGCCAGTACACGATTCCCCAGACCGGAGAGTCGCGCAAAGGCGGGCATGCGCTGCGAATCGGCACTCCGAAGGGTTTCAATCACTGCTACGACACATACCGCGATGGGCAGCCGGGCGGGGAGCCAGACCACAAGAGCTGGCAATACACGTCCCTGCAGGGCGGCAACGTTCCTGCCGAGGAGCTGGATGCCGCACGCCGAAAGATGGACCCGCGAACCTTCCGGCAGGAATACGAGGCCGGGTTCGAGAACTATGCCGGCGTCGTCTACTACACCTTCGACCGCGCGGAGTGCCGCACGAGCGAGCGGATCAAGCCAGGCGAGGCCATACACATCGGCATGGACTTCAACGTCATGAAGATGGCCGCGGTTGTTTACGTGGTCCGAGACGGCTTGCCGATGGCGCTGGATGAGTTCCATTCAGTGCGCGACACGCCGGAGATGATCGAGAAGATCAAGGCTCGATTCTCTGGTCACAGCGTTTCCGTGTACCCGGACGCCAGCGGCCAGAACACCAGCAGCAAGAACGCCAGCGAGTCGGATCTGTCGCTGCTCAAGAAGGCCGGCTTCACCGTCGTGGTCGACTCGCAGAACCCCGGCGTGAAGGACCGTATCAACGCGGTCAACGCTATGTTCCTCAACACCTACGGGGAGCGGCGCATGAAGGTCAACATCGACCAGTGCCCGCAACTCACCCAGTGCCTGGAACGGCAGACGTACACCGACAAAGGCGAACCGGACAAAGACCCCAAGAAGGGGCACGACCACATGAACGACGCCGCCGGCTACTTCATCGCCAAGCGGTTCCCGATCAAGACTCAGTCCGCCGGCACCCGCCGCATCGGAGGTTTGGCGTAATGCCTGTTCAATCCACCAACCCAGACTATGACGCTCACATCGAAGAGTGGCGGATGATGGACGACGCGCTGGAGGGCGAATGCGCCATCAAGCGCAGCCCGCGCAATTTGCCGAAACCAAGCGGTATGGTCGAGGCAGAGAAGCTAGACGGCGCAGGCAATGCCTACCTCTACCGGAACTACACTGACCGCGCTCAGTACGAGCACTGGGTGCGTGACTCGCTCCGCTCGATGATGGGCCTGGTATCGCGCCTGATACCCGAGGTGAAACTGCCGGCCGGGCTAAAGGGCCTGGAGGACAATGCCACCGCTGATGGTTTCGGCTTGACTCAGCTGTTCCTGCGGATCGTGCGCCAGGCCATTTCCCATGGCCGGGTACCGTTGGTGGTCAACATCGATGATGCGGGCCAGCCGTACTTCGCCACCTACGCGGTGCGCAACGCCATCAACTGGGACACTGCCGATCAAGGCGGCCGCCAGGACCTTGTGTTGTCCGTGTTCCGCGAATTCAGGCGCAAGGAGCAGGACCGCTACAGCCACGAATGCGAGACGGTCTACCGCGAGTTCTACATGGACGGCACGGTCTGCCGGACTGGCGTACGCAACGAGGCCGGAGAGCTGGTAGAGGATGACCGGCCACTGGGTGTCGTCGACGGCAACGCCAATCTGGTACGCGGTCTAGGCTACATCCCGGTCATCTACTGCGGTTCGACCGACAACTCGCCGGACGTGGACGAGGTCCCGCTGCTGACCATGGCCCGGGCTGCGCTGAAGTCGTACCAGCTCAGTGCCGACTACTTCACCGCACTGCACCAGACCAGCCACCCGCAGCCGTGGATCTCTGGGTTGGACGAGAGTGTGGAGCTCAGTGTCACGGGGCCGTCAGCGGCATGGGATCTCGGCCCCAGAGGCCAGTGTGGCTATCTGGAGTTTCAGGGCGCCGGCATCCAGGCAGTTCGCACCGCGATGGAAGACCAGAAGAACGCCGCGCTCGAAGCTGGCGCCAAGGTCATGGACGTCTCCGGCACTGAGTCGGGCGAGGCCCGCAAGACCCGGCAGAACGACCAGCATGCAACGCTGCATAGCATCGTGATCACCGCTGCAGAGGCCATCGAGCAGGCCTTGCGGTACGCCGCGGAGTGGACCGGCTTCAACCCGGACGAGGTGGTCTTCACGGTTAAGCCTGAGTTCGTGATCCCGGAGGTCAACGCCCAGGTACTGGCCGAGCTGCAGAAGAGCGTCATGGCAGGCACCATCAGCGCCGAGACGTATTGGCAGTACCTCACCACCGGCAAGCTGCCTGAGCGGGCCTATAACGAAGAGGCCGGCCTGATCAGCGACGAGCGCGAGTCAGCTGGCATCAACCTGGACAAAGACGATGGGGACGAAACCGACGCAGGCGGCGGACGAGGTGCTGCTGGAGCAGGTCAGTAGGCACGCGGTACTGCTGGAGCGGCTCAAGGCTGGCGAGGTCAAGAAGTTCGAAACCGTCCTGCGCAAGGTCGACACGCAGGTCAGGGATCAGCTCACGCGCAAAGAGTTGACGACCTACAGCCGCAGCAGGCTCGAGGAGTTTCTGGGGCGGGTGGGCGGCAAGCTGCTGGAGATCTACAAGGCGTTCGGCGACCGAATGCAGGCCGACCTGGTGGACATCGCCCTGTATGAGGCCGCCTTTGAAGGCCGGAGCCTGGCCAAGGCGCTCCTGATCGACGCGATCATGCCGACCGAGGCCCTGATCCGAACGGCGATCAACACGCAGCCGTTGCAGGTGTCGGGGATTGACGGCGGCACGCTGCTGAAATCCTTCCTCAACGGCTGGACGCGCACCGAGTCGACTCGGGTAACGAACGCCATACGGCTCGGCGTCGTGCAGGGTCAGACCAACGCCGAGATCGCCCAGGCCATTCGCGGTACTGCGGCACAGAACTTCACCGACGGCGTATTGGCTGTAAGCAACCGCAACGCCCGCTCAATCGTTCAGACCGCAGTTCAGCATGTGTCCACCACGGCGCGCATGGAGACGCTCAAGGCGAACTCCGATGTCATCCCTAGTTATCGCTGGGTGTCAACGCTTGACCGTAAGACCAGCACCCTCTGCAAGAGCCTGGACGGTCGGGTGTTCGAGGTAGGGAAGGGCCCGTTGCCGCCGGCGCACGTCAACTGCCGCTCGACTACTGTGCCGGTAACCAGGCTGTCGGCGCTGTTTGCCGAAGGCGCAACGCGGGCGTCTGTGGGGGCTGGCGGCGGTGCGCAGGTATCGGCAGGGCTCGGCTACTACCAATGGCTGAAAACGCAGCCAGCGGCTTTTCAAGACGCCGCACTGGGCCCCGTCCGCGCAAAGCTGTTCCGCGATGGCGGCCTGACGGCTGAACGCTTCGCTGCGCTGCAACTGGGCAAGAACTTCAAGCCGCTGACTCTGGACCAACTCAAGGAGTTGGAACCGTTGGCGTTTGAGCGGGCCGGCATCAGCTGACCCGCGCCACAAAACGCAGAGCCACAATTTTGTGGCGCGATCTACAGGCCTCGCAATTGCGGGGCTTTTTCATGCCCGCCAGGTGGGCCAATCAATCCCCAGGGGATAGCCACATGCCTTTTGACTTCGACCCGGCCGCCCACGGCCTCACCCTCGACGAAACCCAAACCGCCGCGCTGAAGGCAGCGCTGGGTGGCGAGGTTCAGAAATTCCTGGACGGTGAGGTCTCGGGCCTCAAGACCAAGAACCAGGAGCTGATCGGCTCCAACAAGACCATCAAGACCGAGCTGGACAAACTGAAGGGTCAATTCGAAGGCCTGGATATCGAGGCAGTGAAGGGGCTGCTGGCCAAGGTTGGCCAGGACGAAGAGACCAAGCTGATCGCCGAGGGCAAGCTGGACGAAGTCATCACCCGACGTACCGAGCGCCTGCGCACCGACCTGGATAAGCAGGTCAAGGCCGCCAACGAACGCGCGGACAAGGCCGAAGCCTTCGCTGCCAAGTACAGCGACAAGGTGCTGGCCGATTCCATCCGCGCTGCCGCCATCAAGGCCGGCGCGCTGCCTGAGGCTGCCGAGGACATCATTCTTCGCGCCCGGGGCACCTTCAAACTGAGCGAAGACGGCGAACCAATCGCCACTGACCGTGCCGGCGAAGTCGTGTATGGGAAGGACGGAAAGACCCCGCTGTCTCCCCTCGAATGGACGGAATCGCTGCGCGAAACCGCTACCCACCTGTGGCCAAGGGCCCAGGGTGCCGGGCAGACCGGCGACAACGGTGGCAAGGCCACGAAGAAATGGGGCGAGTACACCGAGACGGAGCGTGCCGCGATGGCTCGTGACAACCCCGACGCGTTTAAAAAACTCCAAGCCACCCGAGGGACCTAACCCATGGCATCTACCCAACTGTCGGACATCTTCGTCGCCGACTACTACGGCACTCTGGAGCCGGTTAACTCTCCAGAAAAGACCGCCGTCTACGAGTCGGGCATCATCACCCGCTCGGCCACCCTGGACAACATCGCCAAGAACGGCCAGGGCACCTCCGAGATCAGCTACTGGCAGGACCTCGACGCCGACGAGGCGCCGAACATCTCCAACGATGACCCTGACGACCTGGGCGCCGTTGGCAAGGCCGAGCAGGGCAGCATGCGCGCCCGCACCCTGTACCTCAACAAAGGCTACGGTGTCTCCGACCTGACTGCTGAACTGGCCAACTCCGAGCCGATGCAGCACATCCGCAACCGCTTCGGCACCTACTGGACCCGCCAGTGGCAGCGTTACCTGATGGGCGCCGGCCGCGGCATCATCGCGGCGAACATCGCCCAGAACGGCGGCGACATGGTGAAGGATGCGGGCGCCTCGATCAGTGCCAACGCTTTCCAGGATGCGGCCTTCACCGCCGGCGACGCGGCCGACATGTTCGGCGCCATCGGCGTGCACTCGGTGGTCATGAACCAGATGGTCAAGCAGGACATGATCGAGTATCTGCGCGATTCGCAGGGCAAGATCATCCTGGCCACCTACCTGGGCAAGCCGGTGTTCATGGATGACGCCCTGACCTACGCGCCGGGCCAGTTCCTCTCGCTGTTCTTCGGCCAAGGCGCCTTCGGCTACGGCGAGGGCGACCCGCACATGCCGGTCGAGATGCAGCGCAAGGCCGATGGCGGCAACGGCGGCGGTGCCGAGGTGCTGTGGGAGCGTAAGACTTACATCCTGCAGCCGGCCGGCTTCAGCTGGCAGGGCAGCGAGAACCGCAACCTCAGCCCGACCGCTGCCCAGTACGCTGCTGCAGCGAACTGGAAGCGCGTCTTCGACCGCAAGCAGGTTCCATTCGCCGCAGTCATCAGCGGCACCGCCACCCCTTGACCCCATGATGCGAGGCGCCGGCCTGGCGCCTTGCGCAGGAGATCACCATGAAAGTTATCTACACCGACAAGCCAGGCCGCGAGCGCGGCGTTTGTTACCGGCTCCTGAGCCAGTTCTTCGGGGTCATCGACGGCGCAACGCATGTTGTGGTCGAAGGCGAGGCGCCTGAGATCGTCGAGGCCTACGAGGCTGCGGGTATCAAGGTTGGCGAGCAAGACGGCCAAGAAGAGGCCGAGACTGACCCGCGCAAGATGAACGTTCCCGAACTGAAGGAATGGCTCACTGCGAAGGGCATCGACTTCGACGCCAGCGCGAAAAAGCCCGACCTGCAAGCCCTGATCCCCCAGGAGTAAGCCATGACCGACTTCATCACCGTCGCAGATGTCGACCAGAAGCTCGGGCAGGGCTGGGCTGGCACCGGTGATGCGGTCCTTGCCGTGGCCATGGCCAACGCCTGGCTCACGGCCAAGATCAAGCGAACGGTGCCAGATCCGGTGCCGGATGCCATCGTGAGTGCTGGCGCGCAGGTGGCCAAGTTGGCCGCCGCCGGCCAGCTCTACAAGGACACCCAGCGCGAGATCCAGAGCAAGACTGTGTCGGCCCAGGCTGGCACCTCGACCAGTAAGACCTACGTCGCGGGGTCTGTCGATCGCTCGACCGGCGAGAACTTCGCTCTCGACCTCATCGCACCCTGGACCCGCCGCGCCGGCACCGTAATGCTCAAGAGGATCTGACCCATGGGCATGCGCGAAGAGCTCCAAGCGGAGCTGGCGGAAGCGTTCGATGATCCAGACGGCCTTGCCGACGCGGTGAAGCCTGTAGCCGGATCTCGCACCCTGAAGGGCGGATATGACCCCGAGATCGGCGGCACTGTCCCGGCCTCGACCATCAATTACGCCGGGCGCGGTGTGTTCGGTAGCTACCTCGCCAAGGAAATCGATGGCTCGCGCATCCAAACCGAGGATGTGAAGCTGCTGGTGTTGCAGAACGAATTGTTCGAAGGGCAGGCAGGCGCTGTAACCGATGTCCCAGCGCTGCCCAAGATCGGCGACCAGGTGAGCGGCTACCGCGCACTCAACGTGTCCCAGGACCCTGCCCAGGCGACTTGGACCATCCAGCTGAGGAAATGACATGCCACGCGGCTCACACATGACCCAGCGCTACGGCGGGCTTCAAGGTGGATTTGCCGAGAGCATCCGCGACTTTGCCGAGAAGGCGAAAGACGCTTTGGATGCCACCTACAAAGACATTGTGATTGAGGTAGGCATTCGGCTCATCATGAGATCTCCCGTTGGGCAGCCTGAAATATGGCAGGTCAACAAGATTGCTCATGCTTACAACATGGAGGTGCTCAGCCATAACAGCGAGCTTCGCAATGATCCTGCGAATCTGACTAAGGCAGGCCGCTTAAAGCCTGGAAAGCGCCTCAATGATGGCATGGACATCAAGGCGCCCGATGGATATGTAGGTGGTCGATTTAGGGGGAATTGGCAGTTTTCAATCGACGCTCCAGCGTACGGCGATCTTGACCGGGTCGACCCCGAAGGCGCTCAAGCAATTGCCGAGCTGCGCGCACAGGTTGAGGCGCTATCCGTAGGGCAAACAGCGTACTTGGTGAACAACTTGCCCTACGCGATTCCATTGGAATATGGACACTCCAGTCAGACCCCGCCAAACGGCATGGTTAGGACGACTGTCGCGGACTTCCGCCGGATTGTGGAAGAGGCTGCCAAGGAGAATCGCGTATGAGCCATGCACTAGCCCGCAAAGCCATTGAGGCCAAGCTAATGGCTTGGGCCTCAGTGAGGCCGATCCGCGTGGCCAACTTCGAAGAAGGGTTCGAGGCCGAGTCTGGCGAGACCTACCTTCGCGCCTTCCAGCTGCCGGCGGGCACGACCTGCCGCTACCTAGGCGGTGAGGCTTACGAATACAGCGGCGTCTACCAGGTCAGCATTATCTGCCCGGCAGGTCAGGCGCTGGCGACCGCAGAGGCCCTGATCGACGAGTTATCCAGCCTGTTCAGGGTGGACTCGGCGCTCAGCCGCAACGGCTTCGAAGGCTTGATCGTCGAGCCGCTGGAGCAGGGGCCCACCATCACCGAGCCTGCGACCTACACGGTCCCGGCCAGCTTCACTTACCGCGGCGTCGCGGACCTGTAAATCCCTCAACGGCCTCTCCTAGCGGCCAACCAAACACGCAGCCTAGGCCCGTACAGCCGAATGGTGGATGTTCGTTCATCCGTCCGCCCCGGCTGCGTATCTATTCGCCTGATGAACGAGGTGTCACAGATGATCGAGAGCAACGTCATTCCGTTTCACTA